GTGTCTTAAAGCCTGCTGCCGTTTGCTCTGCGACAGTCTTGTTCTGCTGCACTGTGCCATCTAAGGCTTGTACAGTCGTTTGCAAGCTTGCGTAGTTTTGGTCTGCGTTCTGTTTGTATTCAGCTACTTTTTGCTCGAGGTCAGCTTCGTTTGGACTGTAATCGGTCGCGATGTTCCCACGTTCCAACTTATTGCAAGCATAATAAACAAATTTTCCATCTTCGCTGTTTGATGTTTGTTCGAAACCAACCCAGTTCAACTTAGAGGAATCAGACAACATTTTTTGAGTAACAGTGAACGTCTTCGTAAATCGCTGCCATTCTTGTGTAATGAGCTTTTCACCCGTCATATCTTCGGCACTACTTTGACCGCTATATCTAAAGAATAGCCGTGCTTTTATTGGTGTTTCTTGGTCGGTTCTTACGTAGACTGAATATGTAAATTCGTCGCCAACTTTTACGCTATTTCTGTCGATTAGATGTTTACCCCAATTCGAGCGCAAACTAGCCCAAACAGAGCGTGTCTTGTACACGACAGAACCATTTAACATTTCATCTGTCTTTGTGGCACCGTTGAATTGATAGTAATCGTTTGGAGCTTTCCATGGGTCGCCCGAATAAAGCAAAAGATTCGTGCCACCGATTTTTAAATTATCAAACTTCGCAGTTAACCCATTCAAACCAGTTTCCAACGTTGCTGTTTTCTGACTAGCACTGTTAGCTGTTGTCTGTACTTGTGATAATGTTGTTTTAGTTCCTGACAAATCATCTTCGACTGTTTTAGTTCGTGCAGTAACGCTAGTAATGTCTTTACCATTTTGAGCTACTGTTTTGCTTAATTCGCTAACAGTCGTCTTCGTGCCGTTAGCAGTCGCTTCAACACTCGTCACACGCTTGGACAATTCCGTTTGGGCATTGGCTTGCGTCTGCAATTGTTGAGCGTGGTTCATCAAGTTTTGCTTGGCTTGCGTAAGCTCTGCTTTGGTGCTATCCACCTCGGTATTGACTTCAGCAACCGAGTTTGTAAGGTCTTGCTTAGCTGTGCTTAACTCATTAGCGACTTCGGTCAATTCCTGCTTAGCTGCATCAACTGCTGCTTGGGCGTTGTTTGCGACAAGACTTGTATCAGTTAAATTATTCTTAACGTTAACCAAGTCAGCCTTTATTTCGTCCGCTGCAGTATTAGCTTGTTCTGCTACTTTAGCTGTCTCTTGGTTAATCGTATCAGCGTATTCCTTGGCGTTGCTTTCTGCTTGCGTTTTGGCTGTTTCAATCTGCGTTTCGATTTCCGCTTTTGAGTTAGCCAATTCCTCGGCAATTTTGTTTTCAAACTCTTCACGGTTTGGCACGTCTTTTAGGTCTTCGGCGATTTCAGCGCGAAAGGCATCGACGTCAAAGTTTGCACCAACAGCGGCTGGTTTCGTCGTGGTAACTGTGCCGTCTGTATAAGTGATTTCATCATATGCCCATAAATACTTGCCGTCTTCTGTCGGAGCTGGTGGTTTATCAGACCATTCTGCTCCTTCGATTGTCACGCCGTCCGATTGGTCACTTGATGTGAAATAGCGGTCGATAGATTCAACACCTACACCGTCATCGCTGTTTGAAAAGGTCATGTAGTCGCGTACAACTTCATTGCCATTAACGTAAGCGATGACCGTGACAGCCATTGTGTTCGTGACCTGTTCAGCCTTAACCGTTAGTTTGTCACCAGTTCCAACAACCTTATTATCAACGACCCACTTCCATGTTGCCGCTATGTCTTTGCTGTATTTCTCAAGACGTGCGGTGATTGTGCTTGACCCCTCACCATTTTTAAAAATATAACCGTTGTTGGTTGATAGGCGGATAATGTAAGGCGCTGCGTCCTCTGCTAGTGCTTCAACCTGTTTTAATAAGCTGTCTGCAATCTGACTGTATTTGCGTTCAAAGTTGATAAATGTTGAGTTTGTCACTTTGCCTGTCAAGATATCATCTTCAAGTTCAGAAACCCGAGCCTGCACATATAACGCTGGTTCAAAGTGAATATCATCAATCAATGTTTGCGTGTCGCCGATACCAGCATCTATAGCTCCTTCAACTTCGTAGGTGATTTCTGGCACAGATATTTTTTGGATTTCTCCATACATATAACCCCAAAGAGCTTCTTTGGTCTCATATTGTGTTTCACCTAAATCTTTAACAATCCAGTTGTCATTTGAGCCTTTGCCAACAGACGGAAAGCGGTCACGAGATTGTGGCGCATAGACTGTCATACCGCTTGAGTAATAAAGCAATTGCTTATTACTGTCATAGATTTTCTTGTTTAAGCCGTCAATTGTTAAACCATCTTTACCAGTTGCTCGAACTGCGGTTCTTAACTCTTTAATATTGTCGCTGTAGTTGATGACTTTAAGTTCTTTTCCGACTCGTACAGGTTGGCTGAGCTTGTTCGTGCCAAGATTACCTTTTTTGTAAATGTTCAGCACTTGACGTTTAAGTGAGTAATCGTCATTGAGCTCTACGTTAAAGTCAAGTTCAGCGTCAAAGCTGTTCGCGACAGAAAAAAGACGTGCCAGAATCGTGTCTGTGCCCGTCCATTCCAATTTTATTCGTTTGTCAGAGACTTCATTAACGCCGATTATTAAAGCGTGCTCAGGGTCGTAATAAGCCACATACTCAGCAATTGACATAGCATTCGCTGGCTTATGCTCGCCACGAGTTTCATTGTTCAATTCAAGGCCAAGCGAATAAGCGGTCAATTCGACTTCAAAACCTTTCTTTTCAAAGCTCATGACATTAAGCCAGTAGTCACGATTCTTATAGCGAAAGGCTAGCTTACAGCCAGAACGAATACTGTCAATATCTTTTGAATTGTACTTAATCGTTAAAATACTTGCTGAACCTGCTAAGAAGCGGTGCAAATTAGCACTCTTATATTTAATTCCTGCTTTATTATCAAAAAAAGCCACATTATGGCTGTCTGTTGAATCACGAATTGCAATACGTACATTATTCTTGCTCAAATGTAAACCTCCTGTATTGTTGCTGTGGCACTTGCCACTTCGGCAAAACTAGAAACTAATAACCGCACTTTTGTCTTCCCAGGTGGAACTTTGAAATAATTCGTACCAAGAATTTCGTCATCTAAACGAATTTGATTATTGACTTTGATTTGCCCTTTTTCACCGTCAATAGCAATCGTTGAACCGCTTGGATAGCGATTAGGAACGTCTTTCCAATAATCAACATGCAATTCTTGAAAAAGAAAATCGTTTAAATAGTGATGTGTCACTTTTCTGTCGGTCGTGTTTCGTCCTGCATACTGTCCGACGAAAAACTGAATTTTCTTCGCTTTGACATTTGCTAAACGAGAATCATAGTACGGATAATAGCCACCGTACCAGAAGAACTGCACACGGTCTTTCTCTTTGACTAAATCAAACATATTCGAGTTCTTAGCACGTCCCTCTGAACCGTATGGGTTAGGTGGCAACCAATACGATGGCGTGAATGGAATTGTCTTAACCGTACGGCTACCACCTGAACCGTCACCTATTAAGAAGCGAATATTAGCAGTATTACCAACTGTGTCGTCTTTCTCAATTGCCATGCCAGCTATGAGATGATTACTTTCATCTAGTACAGACAGACACCAGGCGCCAGTTTGCCCCATCAATCCAGTTTCAAACCAAGCTCTAGCCCAAATATACCATTGAGAAATAGGATTGGTTAGTGTGTATTCTTTAACCGCTCCATACTGCAGGGCACCAGATGTTCCGCTCGTTCTGAAGGAACTCGGCAATAAACCAAGACGACCGTTGAACGCTGCATCTGACGTCATTTGAGTTGTTACGATTTTTCTTTGGTTTTCGTAACAAACAGTACCGTCTGCCCAATTGGCAAAATCGCCTTTTTGGTTACTTAAAACGGTCACGTTTTTTCGTGCGGTGTAACCATCTGCTTCGTCAACTTTCCCAAATTGCATAGCACCATACTCGCTAACAATGCCAACGAAACCAGATTCTTTCTTGAGCTTAATTTCGTAATTGACATATGCGTCTTCACTTCCGTCGTTGACGATTTCAGCTTCCCAAACACCGTCAGAATTCTTAGCAAATTTAAACTCTCGTGCTGTTTTTGAATGTGCTAAGCCGTCTGCGACAATAAACTTAATTGTGCCTTTTCCAGCGTTTCGTGTTATCTTATCGTAGTCTAAATCTCCACTCGGAATAGCCTGAAACGTTAAATTCGGCAGACTACTGAAACGGAGTTCTTTAGGTTTTTTGACTTTTAAAATGCGCTGTAGCTGATTGTAGTCTTCGACTGAGCCAGTGCACGTATAAAACGGCACAGGTATTGTCTTTGTGCCAAAACGCGTATAATTGAACTCCGAACCACTCAAAATTTCATTTTCTGAAAACTGCGGGTCGAAATCGGCACCTTGCCACAGATGAAAATCGGAAGCTACTGTAATGTATTGTGTCAATTCTTTTCCGTCAAAAAATACTTTTTCTATTTTTACCACCCCTTTCCATAGATTGCGTTTTCAATGGAGTTCTGACGCTCTTGTTCACTAGTTACTGACTTAGCAACCGAACGCCCAACGCGTTCAGTATCCATGTAGTTTTCAATAATTATTTGTCTTGCAGCCAGCTTATCTAAGCTGTCTGTGTTTTCCGCTACGAGTTCGATAAGCTTATTAAGAGCTTGATTAATGTTGCTATTATCGCTGTGGTCGGTTAAAACGGCCACGTCACTTTGTGACTGCAAATTACCGATTCTTCGCGCGACATTTGCAACACGAGTATTCTCAAAGCCGATGCCGTTCGCATAGCGAGGGAATAATTGCTTAGTCTTTCCAGCAGGTAAGACTTTTGAACCTCGAGGGAGCGGTAACATAACGTTACGATCTTCTGGGATGAAACTTACTCCGCTTGGCAAAGTAATCAATTCACGATAAGTCGGTCCTTTTTGGTCATTGACAAGCGCTAATCCGCCTGGGTGAAAGTTAGTACCTTTTTCGTTTTTAGTGTGACGCGTTGTCACATTAATGACTTTATCATGCAGAGAATCTATCCAGCCTTTGATCCCTGAAATAATGCCAGAGGCGCGGTCTACAGCACTGATGTGCACTGTTTTACCATGAACGCTAGCAATTTTTGCTTTGGCGCTTCCTGTCGGTCCGCCTGTTAAGTCGGACGCTAAGATACCAGGTACTGATTTCTGATTAACGTTGTTGATTTTACCTTGCGCAGAACCCGTAGCCCCACCTGTTAAATCGGATGCTAAGATACCGGGTACCGATTTCTGATTAACGTTATTGATTTTGCCTTGGGCAGACGCTGTGCTGCCGCCTGTGTTATCAGTAGCTGTCAAATTAGTGTTTTTGGCATCAGGAACACTATAAATCATGCTGATAGCTGCGCTGACGTCTCCAGCGGTTTTATTATGCGCTATCAAATCTTTCTGGTCTGGTGTAGCACTGTTCCATTTGTTGAGCATCTCTTTAGCTCTCTCTGCGTTCGAAGTGAAGTTTTTGTCCTCACAAAGAAGCTCTTTGACGTTTGTCGGCATGCCATTCCAGATATCCAGTTCTTCTTTTGATTCATAAATCGCAAGCAAGCCTTTGTCGTTTTGGAATAGCAGCTCTTTTTGCTCAGGTGTCGTCTTGTCCCATTCGCCTAAATTTTGAAGGGCGTCTGCAACTTCGACACGAGCGTTAGAATTAACGTTAGCATTCTTGAGAATGAATTCCATGTTGTTCCAACCGTTTTCAGCAGTCAAGGCTTTTGTTACTTCTTGAACAGCATTCGTTTTTAGTTCACCAGTCAACGGGTCAAGCGTTAAAGCATTCCATTGGTCAGTGGCATTTCGCGCATCGGCGCTCATGTCAGACGTGTATGTTCCGATCATCGCAGTGTGTTGACCGATTTTGTTCGCAGATTCCATCGCTCGCTGTGACAGGTCTTCGAAGCTCATATTGTAGTCTGCTAGAACACGTCGAATCTTCTCTGCGTACACACCAAATTGGCCACTTTGCGCATCTTGCTCTTGCGCTATTTTAACTAGTGCTTGACCAAACTCAGACATCGTTGCTTTGTGCTGTTCTTTGAGCGCAGTCATTCGAGTGTTATATTCTTGCTGGTCGATGATGCCTTGATCAAGCGACTCTTTCAAACCACTGCGTTGGTCTTTGTACGCTTTCTGCTCTTCTTTCATGGCAGCTTGTAGAGCTTTCGAGCTGTCTTTGAGCTGTGCCATCGTCATCTTCCCAATTTCGCCATTGAAAGTGCTGAGAACAGCTTTCTCTTTTGACTTCCCAAGACTCAACTCTTTCACGCGAGCTTCACAGAGCTGTTTCATGTTGCTTTCGACAATTGTCTTTTCAGTAGTTGTTAGCTTGCTGACATCGCCATTATGACGCTCGTAAATCGCTGTAATCTGGTCTGTCATCGTTTGTGCATTCGAAACAATTTGGTCTTGCTTAGCTTTCGCGGCAGCGACTTGCTCTGGAGTGAAACCGAATTTTTGAGCAAGTTCGTCTATTCGAGCCTTAGAATCTTCTGCACCTTGTGTAATTTGTTTCATCATATCTGCTACTGCTGTCTTGACACCATCAGCAGACTGTGTTGCGCCAGTTTCGAAGTTGGTCATAGCAATCTGAGCGTTAGTCACTGCAGTTCCGAACTGGTCAAGTGCACCTTTTGTTTCTCCAGAAAGCGTTGTTCCATATTTTTGAGCCTGTTCAGTAGCATGTTGCTTAGCATTAGCTAATACAACCAAACCACCAGCGAGTGCTGCTGCACCTCCTACAACAAGTCCCAGTGGATTAGATAACAATCCTACTGCACCACCGAAGTTAGATGCGGCACCTGCCGCACCACCTGCCGCACTTTCAACACCAGTTAAGCCAGAAGCCATTGGTGCGAGCTTGCCGACAAGTTTTCCAATTCCACTATTGACTGAACCGAAGACTTTAAACATGCTGCCGAGACCAGTTGTTAGTTTTCCTAAAATCGAAAGCACTGGACCAGCAGCTGCTGAAATAGCTAGCCACTTCATAATGTGCTGTTGTTGAGCTGGACTTAGTTCGTTGAATTTCTTGGCCATGTCAGACAACGTCTGAATGAGTGGTTTAGATGCCTCGAGACCATTTTTTAACGCATCTACGAATGGACCACCGAAGTTGATAGCCATATCGACCACTTGGTTTTTTAACATTCTAAGTTTTGATTCAGTTGTTTCGTAACGTGTGCTTGCTTCGTTAGTAAGCGCCGTGTTTTCACTCCACGCTTTGTTCGATAAGTCAACTGCGCCAGTCATCGTGTCTGCGGCAAGTGCTAATGATTTAAGCATGTTAGACTGACGAACACCAGAAAGTTGCATGTCGTCCAACACCATAGTGGCACTCTCGCCTTTTTCGTCAAGTTTCCCAAGACCTCGAATGAAATCTTGGATAGCTTCGATTGGATGATTTTTCCATTTATCAGCGAATTCTTGTGCAGATTCGCCAGCGACTGTAGCAAATTTTTGTAGGTCTTCGCCGCCAGCAGCTACCGCAGATTCGATAGCTGATAGGGTTTGGGTCATTGCAGTCCCCCCAGCTTCGGCTTCAATACCGACAGAAGACATCGCTGTCGCAAGACCTAGAATTTCTTGGTTAGTCAAACCTGCCAATGTTCCAGAAGCCGCTAAACGGTTAGCCATGCTGACAATATCTGATTCAGTGGTAGCGAAGTTATTACCCAAAGCTACTACTGAACTACCAAAACGTTGGTACTCATCTGATGTTAAACCAGTAATATTTGCAATTTTAGCAATTGCTGATGCCGCGTCTTCAGCTGACAAGTTAGTTGACTCGCCCATATCAATCATGGTTTTGGTAAAGCTAACAACGTCTTGTGACTTGATGCCTAACTGACCAGCTGCTTCAGCCACCCCTGCAATTTCTTCGTGACTAGCTGGCAATTGCGCTGTTAAACCACGCAAACCGCTTTCCAAATCCGCATATGAGTAAACCACATTACCGTTCGAATCAACGACTTCATCGTTGGTCTTTTTAACGCCAGCAAAGGCGCTTTCCCAAGACATGGCAGATTTAACGACAGCTCCAACTCCTGCTACAATTGGCGCTGTCACACCAACCGTCATGGTATTCCCAAGCCCTGTCATCTTACCGCCGACGCTTTGAAGCGTGTTACCAAAATTGGTCATTGCCGAGCCCATTCGAGTAAACACACTCATTTCAGTAGCTAAGCCTTGTAAACGTCCTTGTAACTCGCTTACTTTAGCTGCGGTATCCATCATCGCTGTATGTGCGCCAATCAGAGCGTCTTTTTGAGCTGCTGTCGCTGTCGAGAAATCACCTATTTCAGCCTTCAAAGCATTATATTTTTGGGATTGCTGTACTAATAGCGATTGGTAGCCTTTTAAAGCTTGTCCTGTTTCGTTATAAACTGCACGCAAGCCTTTAATTTTGCTACCTTGGCCAGCTATGCTTTTTTCAACAGCTTTCAAAGAGCTGTCAATACCTCTCATATAGGTTTTTAATTGTTTTGTATTGGTTTGAAACGGCGCTATATCAAGGGTCGCTGTTGCTACCAATTTACCTATATTCGCCATTATTCCTCCTTTCTAACCGAACAAGAAAGGAAATGCTTTGTCGAGCGTGGTTTCTTTCTCTTCCGCTTTCTTTTCGGGTGATTCTTGTTCTAACGCTTCTACCATCAATTCAAAATCTGATAGTTGCATTTTTTTAATATCCAAAATTGTGTATCCACGCTCGATTAAAAGTTGGATCATACTAAGCAAGTTGGCTCTTGCTTCTTCAGGAGTTATCCCTCCTTTTTTTCTTCACCCTCATCAGTTTCTTCGTTTGATTTGCCTCGACCTAGCGCATCAACGTACAATTCATCGAGAACATTCAATGTCTCAACATCTGCAGTTTTTAAATCAGCAACAGTGAATTGCTTGCCGTACATGTCGACAAACATTTGAAGATAAGCTTCGTTAAGTTTACGTGTTTGTTTCGAATCAAAAGCAGCTTTATCATTTGAAATAAAAGCGTTTTGACGTGCGTTGTGGTCAACGGCTAAAAGGTTGTCTTCAACGTTGATGTATTCCTTTGCATATTCTTTGGTAACGCCGCCTTTTTTCAATTTAATTTCGTACATAATTTTTCCTCACATAAAAATAAAAGGCCGCAAAATGCGGCCAGTTGATTAACCCGCAGTTGGAAATACCAATTTTTTGAATGCTGTTAGGTCAAAGCCGTCTGCATCTTCACGACCAATCAAGAGAACTGTGCCATCTTCGCCACCACGCGCTACGAAGCTACCTTCAATTGAGTCAGCTTTAGGGTCTGGCGCACCATCAACAGTAGATGCTTCAAAGCCAGGAAGATTGAATTTACCTTTCAAGAGGCCAACCCATACATAATTGCCATCGTCCATTTTAGTGCGGAATAAAATTGCAATATCGTTCGGTGTAAGGTCTTTGGTATATTTTTCAACACCGTTTTCAACAGTAATGCCAAAGAAGTCTTTGCGTGCATCAGATGTCAAGTCGTATGTTTCAATTGTTAATTTAGCTTCTGTAATACCACCAGAAACGACAACGTATGGTCCGTCATCGGCTGAAAGTGTTTTTAATTCGTTTGTTAGCTCAAGTTTTGCACTTGTAAGTCCCGGAAGACGTTTGCTTGTTGTAACTTTTTCGGCATTATCCAAAACGCCGTATTCGCAACCACTAAGTCCAAATTTTACTTTACCCATGTATTAATTCCTTCTTTCTTTTAATTACCCCAATCAAAAAAACGATATTTTCTTACGTTCATCAGTAAGTCAATATCGTTATCTTTATATCGAGGAGTTTCGTTAGCTGTATACCATTCAAAACCAGCTTCTGTTAAAACTTCATCGATGCGCGCTGTAATCGCAGCAGACTGCGCAGCCGTTTGACACCAAAAATTGATGACAATACGCTGTTCTGTGCCGATATAGCTATCATCTGCGTAATTGTTAGGCGCATCATAAGTCGTGTTGATACGCAAAAAAGGCGCTAAGTCTTTTTTCTTTAAATCGGTTGGTTTTTCAGGAATGTCATAAGTGAAAATTCCTTGTTTAAAACCATGTCCGAATTTACCGCCACGATAGCTGTCGAACAGCTCATTCAATTTATCATCGTTACTTAATAGCTTGTACGCCGTCGTTTCGGCAATCATAAATCTAAGCCCTCCTTAACTTTTTCTGCAAAAATTTTCTTAGCAACGGGCGTCATTTGATTGATTGTTTTTTCTTCAAACTCTTGTCCTCGTTGATAAATCGTACCCGAGTCTGGATACTTCGCACGCCACCCAGTAGCATTACCATAACCAATTTCTTTCGAGACAATCCCTTCGCTAGCGCCTTTAAAGCCACTAATCGCTGTGTCCTCTTGCAAATGTTCGATAGATCTGCCTTCTCTAGGTGTGTTTGCTTTCAATTGTTTTTCAAATTTTTCAGCAACTTCAGTTACCGCTTCTCTTGCTGTTTTAGGTGCTTTAACTTGCAATTTCGTAAGATTAGATAAGATTTCATCGAGTCCAGATGTCATTCGACACGCACCCCGCTTATCATAATCATTTCCTTGTTGGCGTAATCAACTTCCATTTTTTCAATCTTATATTCAAGCCCGTTAAAATCAACGAACATTGAATTGTCAAAAGGTGGTTTAGGCATATAGCGAATTAAAAAGACTTTCGTGTCGCTCGTTTTAGTCAACACTGCATTATCTGCTTGTTTGCCTGTCGTATTCTCACGAAAATCTTTAACAGTCGTCTTAGACACTTCAGCCCAACAACTCATGATGTCTGTTCTGACATTGTCTAAAACTTCGCCATCTTCGTTTTGCCCACCTTCTTTTTTAAAAATCGTGATACGCACATTCATTTTACGTGTCAGCATTATCAACACCTCGCAAACGCAATTGGTGAACGATGTTTAACACACCATTCGCCAGCGGGTAACGATTGCTATCAGCAGTAACACCTCTATGTTCGTAATCTTCTTTGACTTGTTTTTTAACAGCAATATCGAATTTTTTGTAGCCCTCAAAATCAGCTGGTGTTGAACCAGCTTCAATCGCAAAGCAAATCTGTTCTTGTGCAGCTTCAATCATTTCTTCCAAAATGCTATCTTCAAAGTCAAAGTCAATCTTGCAATAGAGTTTAACTGCTTCCAGTAACTCTTGTGAGACCGCCATTTAGCTACCTCCTTAAGAATTTACTAAGTTCAATAATTCAGCTTTAGTCATACTACTTGTATAGCTAATGCCTTTAGTATCTAAGTAAGCTTTAATCTCTGTAATTGTGTTCGCCTCAGTCGGAACGCTTACGATTTCCGAATCAGGCTTCGCTGGGTGTAAATGTTACGAAGTAGCCAGCTTTCGCATCAACTTTCTTAACGCCAAAACGAAGAACAGCTTGCAAGTATTGACCGTAGATTTCGTTATCTGCCCAACGAAGTCCAAGATCTTTGCGGTCTGCGAACAAGACACCACGTTTAAAATCACCAACAAACGCTTTCGCTTCTCCGGACGCGCCAAGAACTTCATCAGAGAGAACAAATACTGGTTTACCAAGCAAAACTTTGCCAGTTACTGCTGTGATTGAATCTTGTAATAGATAACGTCCGTTCCCGTCTTTAAGAGTGTCTAAAATTTGATAGAAACTTTGCGAAACAACAAAAGCTACATCGTAAGCTGGGTCGAGGTCAACATTAAGAATTTTCTTGATGTCGTCAACGTTTGCTACTGTTTTAGCTGTAAAAGTTTTAAGTACATCGGCAATAGCTGCATTAGTTGTGTTGACTTTAATTTGACCGACTGTTTCAGCAACAATGCTAATCAAATCAACATCTGCATCGTCAACAGATTCTTGTGAAACTGGAATAGCTCCACGATATGTTTCAACAGACCAATCAACTTGTTCGAATTCTGGTTTAGCGAGTTTTGGGTTTTTCTCCAATTCAGCAACGCTAACCATTTTTGATGTCGCTTTTTTCAAAATTGGATATTTACCAGAAGCTTTTTTAGCTGGATAAATTGTTGTGAATGGTTTCAAATCAACAGTAGTCTTAATTTCACGGATTGGAGTCGTAACAAGCTCTTCGCTAGTAATTTTAGTTGTATCTGTTTTCTTAACACCGTCTGTTGTTGGTGCTACTGGTGTAACTTCGTTCATTGCGATAAGCACTTCATCTTTACCGTCGAAGCGAAGTCCTTCATTGACAACAGTGCCTTTTGAATGCAAAAATGCGTTAACTTTGTCGCGATAGTTCATATCTTCTCCTTTTACTTCGTGACCTTCTTTGTTTTCTGCCCCGCCTGAATTTTTAGTAGCTTCAAAAAGTTCAAGGTCAGCTTTAGCTGTTTTTAATTCTTCTTTAGCAGTGTCAATTTCGTTTTTGATTGTACGAGCTTTTTCAAGGTCATCAGCTTCAAGAGCGTTTTTAACCTCCGCTGTTTTATCAGCGATAGTAGTTGAAAGCGAGTCGATAGATGCTTTTAATTCTTTGATTTTTTCATCAAACATATAGTTTTTCTCCTTTTTTGTGCAAAATAAAAAGGACTTAAAGTCCTTGTAAAATTTCTTCTTTTTCGATTTCACGTTTCATAGCTTCAATTTCCTGTTTTCGTTTGTTGCCATGATTTGCAAAATAGTCGTCAATAACCGCTTGTGGTAACAGTCCATTGCCAATGCTTGCAACTGCCTGCTGTTCGTCAAATGTCATCACTTCGTCAGCAAAACCTTTTTCAACAGCTTCATCAGCGCTCATATACGTTTCGTTTTTCATGAGCTCAAGCAATTCATTTTCACTTAAACCAGTTTTAGCTTTATAAGCGTTGATAATTCCTCGGTCGCTAGCTTTCAAAGCGTTAGCGGCTGATTCGAAGTCATCACTGTTACCAGACACCCAATTCAACAACGCTTTGTGAATCATGATTTGAGCTGTTGGACTGATAACGACTTTGTCAGCGCCCATGATTGCGACGCTACAAGCACTTGCAGCCATTCCTGTTACTTCAGCAGTAACATGCCCAGAATAGTTTTTTAACGCTGTATAGATGTCGCTGCCTACTGTCACCAAACCACCGTTTGAATTAACTTCAACTACAACGTCTGAACCATCTTCTGGAAGTGCTTCAGCAATCGATTTAGCGCTGACCGCTTCCATTCCATAATAGTCGTAAACTTCTTGGCTATTATTCGGAATCAGCGGACCCCTCATCTGAATTCGTTTCGGCATTTCCCTCACCTCCTTTCAATGATTGATATTCTTCTTTCTTGTCCAAGAAAACGTAATTAAGGCTTGTTTGATACCTATCCATATCTGGATTATCAGACGGCTGTTTGCCAAGCTCGATAAGCCCTTGATTTGGTGTCAATAGCGTATTATTGACAAGTTTAACAATCTCATCAACATTTCGACCAGTGACACTACGTGTATCAAATTCAAGTCGGCATTTCCGTCTATCTCTTGGACTAAAGATTTTAAGGCCTAATTCGCTCGTTATCGCGTCAAAATAGAACGGCAAGTCATTTGTAACGTAATCTTCAGTAAGCTGTGCTACGGACTGATTAGGGCTATTTACACCCAATTTATAGCTTGGTATTCGCAAAGCTTTAGCGATTTGAGCAGTTGAAAAATTGTTACTTGTAATCAACTGCAAGACATTAGTATCAATTTCGAGCGGTTCGTAGGACATCGTATTATCAAATACTAGTGGACTACCACCTTTTGCGCCCTCTCGCATTTTCTCGAATTCTTCGCGAGCTTTCTTGCGAGCTTCACCGCTCAACATAGCGCCTTCCATTTTTAAAATGCCGCTTGAAAAACCATCTTTAAAGAATTTCAAAAGCGTACTTGTCCCGCTATTTTGCAAACTGATTTCATCACCTAGAGATAGCAACGGAGAACGCCCTAAAATTGTGTCGTGGCTGAAGAATTTCCAATGAATGACATCATCAGCTCCGCAAGTAACCTCTTTACCTGTCAAACTGTCAACGAAAGTGTAGATAAGCTCGTGGCTGTCTAATTCCTCTACACGAGTTTCAGACGGTTTATAAAACTGAAATTGCAACGCTTTGCCAGTTCGTGGGTCTCTCAAAATACGAGAATAAGCATTGCCTGTCAAAATAGTATTGACTGCCATTGCAAATTTCCACGTCCGAGCCGAAGCATTGCCAGTCGATTTTACATTCAACAAATAATTGATGTCCTCGTCTTGAATGATGTCACCGTTAACATTTTTCTTAACCAGCGGAAATCTAGCAATATCACCAGCGATAATCGAAGTTGCTGTCAGCACATCGCTGTTTCTAAGAGCTGAAATACCAACATACTTTGCGCTATCGTTGCCAGATACTACTGAAGCGACATAATCGTCATAAGAGAGTTTGGAATCTCCTAACGACTGAAAAAAGCTCATTGTCTCACCCCCTTTCTAGCGCATGGTTTTATCAATGTATAAACCTAAAAATGTACACATCAAACCTAAACACATAAAGCCAGCTGTAAAATTCAATCTAAAAAATGAATAATCAATCAAGCCAAAGCCTGCTAACAGTAGCAATGTATGAATGTTATTTTTAAAAAATTTCAAAACAGACCTCCACTTTCAAAGATTTTCTCATCAGTCCAATAACCTGCGCCGTCAAATGCTTCGAGATAACAAGCCGCATAAGCGTCTAAAAGTGCATCTAGCGGGTCAATTTTATTGCTGTTTTTATTCTTATCAATACGCATACCGTTGTTGTCAACTCGTGTATAAGCATTATTAACAGCCATTGTAAGTAACTTATTGCCTGAGTGTTTAATTTTCCCAGTTTTGACGTCATCTCTAAACTGCTTCGTCGGCATATTCAGAACCATTGTTGTTTGTGGGATTTGGACTTGTGTCCATTCTGGGTGTCGTTTCTCAATCATAGTTAATAAAGCTCCATATTGATAAGGGTCGAAGTAAATTCCTTGGACTTCCCAATCGTTTTCGATAACCATTTCTTCAAGTTTTTCCATGACTCGCTCGTTATCAATGACACCAGATTCAAGAGTAGTGATTTCACATTCGCCCATGCGTTCAAGGTTCGTATAAGATACACCATCCCGCTTTTCTTTAGCTATCAAACCATACTTTGTAGCAATAAAAGAAAAGCTGTCAGCGTACCAATAATCGTCCATCATCGTCATTGTGCTGATTGAAAACAAGTCGCTTGAATGTCCAACGTCTACCCCTATCCAGACGCGTCTGCCAGTCGTATCTGGCTTATCAATAAGTGCATCTTCCCACGTTTGTTTATCCATATAAGAGGCTTCGCTAGATTGACGCCACATGTTGAAATTTTTAACCAAAACTTTGTTAATTTCACCCGTTTCAAGCGAAGTTTTACGCCTTTTTCGCAAATAATCCATGATTTTTTCATACAACGCTGGCACTTCCAAAATAGGATTTGACTTAATCCAATTGCTTTCGTCAGCAATTTCTTTCTCGTCATCTTGTTCGGAAATGAACGCAAAATACGAATCATCAACTGTTTTCTTATCTAAAATCTTAGTAGCGTACTTATATTCAATGGTGTACATTGGTACATTCAAATCTAGACCAGCTGTCGAAATAATTAAAATCAATGGATTATCAAGCTGACCTTGCCCAGATTCCAAAAGTTCAATCATTTCATTGGTTTTACTTGCAGCATACTCATCTAGCACGCCAACATATGGTTCAAAACCATCAACTGCCCCAGTATCACGACTTAATGCCCTGATATACGATTCATCACGCTTGTTTGTTAACTCATCGCGAACAATCTTAGTAGCTTTGAAGATGTCCTTATCCTTGGCTCTAAGAGCTTCTAACTGCTTCTTAGCCATCGTCCAAGCAATTCTTGCCTGCGTGCGGTCGTTAGCCGTACAGAACAACTGACGGCTCAATGCGGGGTTCTTACCAAAAAGAAATTCGTATAGCAAGATACCAGCAATCAAAATTGTCTTTCCGTTTTTACGAGCAACCGAAACCATTGCTTTGCGAAAACGTCTGACAGAGTGGTCTTTTTTCTTGCGCCAACCATACAAGCTGGAGATGATGAATTTTTGAAATCTAGCCAACGGATAAGTTTTGCCTGTTTTAACATCTGGCAAGATTTCTAGAAAGTCGATAGTGTTTTGGGCTTTCTCTGGGAAATAATCAAATTCAAAATTAGAATTGCTGATGTTTTTTAAATCATCCAAATGCCTTTGACAAGCTTTGATTACTTTCTGACAAGCTTTAACATTGCCTTCGACCACATCGAGAGCATAATAAAAAGCAGTATCTTTGTACTGCTCTGGAATTTCTGAATAATCGTAAGCTATTTTTGATTACCTCCTTTCATTTATCCTCCAAATTTATCAAACATTGTGTCTTTCTTTTCTTCTGTCTTAGGCACATACATCTTCATGCGACTATCAACAGTCAAACCTAGTTGAGCCGCACATGATTTAATGTTATTCGTTGCTTTTTCAAGCGTCACAACTAATGGATTCTGAATCCACATACCTTTATCTTCGCTAAAAACAGAAATACCTATTTCATTTACTTTTTGACTTGCTTCAACATATATACCGTACCATGTACAGTAGTTTTCTAAAACAGCCCTGTCTAAATCACGGACTGGCAAACTTTTTAAATCTTCAACGATACGAGCGTATTCAGCTTTCGCTGTTTCTCCTAAGTGTTTAGGAGGTGTTAGTTGTAACTCAATCAAACCGTCACCAGCTGATTTTTGGATTTCGACACGTACAGCTTTTTCAGCTTTAGTCAAATGTTTTTTGTTATTTTCAACTACCTTTAACTTTCTTCCCAACTTGACACCTCCTTTACATTGAAATTTTCATGTTGTAAAAATTTTAAAAAGGGAAAATTGCGCACGGAAGAGGGCGGCGTTGTATAACACGAACGATACCAAGCCCCGATAAAAAAACAAGGGGTATTTCCGAATATTTATACCCCCTCACACCCGTTATAGGTGGGATAATTCGCCTTTTCTATGCTATTTTTTGCAATAATTCTCACGATTAGCTTTAGCATCGTTACATGCTTTACAACTCGCTTGAAGATTGTCAAGATCCAATCTTCGATTCCAATCTTTTTTAATTGGAATTATGTGGTCGACCATCGTCGCTTCTCCTCCACACATTTGACAGACACCACCATCACGAAGTAATACCAACTTACTTGTACTTCTCCAGACTGGATCATTGTAGAACCTTGTTATCTTCTTATCATAGTTCCATCTAATCTTGTTATAGTTCTTGTACTCTTCGCTTCGACTATCAAAGTCTACTTGCTTTCGCTTTCCACCAACAACAGTAAGCTTCTGTGGTTTCATATTCCTTTTTCCTTTTTGCATGACAAAAGGAGCTACCTTTTAGCTCCCCTCGTCATTATTTCATACTACTATAATACACCATCTCATTGTATTTGTGAGTATTACTTTGTACTATTTCCGTATGTTTTAGTATTGATTTAGTATAACATTCAGGCTTCTTACAGCTTTCGCTTTAATTGTGTAATACTTGTTGCGATTAAGTTCGAGTTTGTCAATAGCTTCATCAAACGTTTGACAATTGAGATAAGTGGTTAGCAGCACATGACGCTGTGCACTGTCGGGTATTTGCATAATGACGCCAATGATTTCTTCGCGCCGTTTGACTAAACGGTCAATCTCTGCCAGCCCGTAATCAGACGCGTCAATGATTGAAACATTCTTATCCGTCTGTGTACGTCTAACACCTCCGCTCACTTTCATGTCAGACCATTGCGGCGACGTGAACAGTGAGCTTCTGGTGTTCTCGATGTCTAATTTTAATTGCTTAATCGTTTTAGGAATTAATCTAAGTTCTTCTAAAATATAATCTGCTTTAGTTTTAATCCTGCTCACGTCTTTTCTCCTTCGATATGTTATAATATAAGTAATTGTTTAATATCGATGAAGTCTTGCGTAAGCAGGACTTTTTTTCTTAGGCAGGCGCACGACCCAAATATTGAATTATTGATAACGAAAGTGACGCCTTACATAATAACAGCCTAGCGATAAACTGCGTTGGATTTTAAAGAAAATAGTCTTAAGGAATACCTCGTTTCTATTTTATTTCGCTATGTTTGCTAGCAAGTAAACCAGATAAAACCTTGCCTGCAGTACTAATTTTTGTAAGAAGGAGTGTTTTAACCACCTCTATTCCTTTTTTATTTTCTGGTTTAACGACTGCAAATGGATTCGAACCACCTGCAGCCCTTTTGCAGAATACTGTTCCCAATAGTATCCGCGAAATCTTCTGGAAAATCTAAGGCTTTAGAGAATACCTTAGTAATGAGCCATTTCCCATGGATCTAGAATAATTTAGAGTCCTAAAGCACCCGACTAGGAAAGCGCTTATCATAGGCCTGCTTTCTTTTTTTATTTTTTTCTTCCTAGTCTAATACCCACGCAAGGAGTTGAACCTTGCTAGTACCGTTGTGAGTCATTAAGCTTTATAAAGTACCAGTGCCTTGTAACCATGAGCACCCATTTGAGTTGTATCTGAAACAACTGAAACACTAATAATTTCATGAAACTCTGCAAATTCATTTATGTCCTGTTTTACATTAGACATAGTTATTCCCATAAACATTTCTACTCTGTTTCTATTCATATTTATTCTCCACAACTAATAGTATTTATCACTTTATTAATGATTAGCACATCTGGACTTGTGAAGCCCTTTAGAACGGATGCTACTAAAAATATAGTGAATACAATCAAGGTAATAATAAAAATCACTACAAAGGCTTTAAAACTATTATTGCACTGTGCTTCTGTGCTACGGTAGTCATTAGCCGTATACATCCAAGTAATGAAAGTAACTATACTACCACCCACAGCTAGAAAAAGAAGTACTCCAAAAACAATCTGAAATGTATTACAAGCATAATACCAACTGTACTCTGTCCTCAACTGTGGATAAGCTTTAACTAAAGCATCAACTGACATATTCAGTGAGTGTGCTACTCCATCAATGATTTCTTTAAACTCTTTCATTTAACTGTCCTTTCAGTCCAAACAATTCATTTTCCAAGCTACATAAATTTCATCTGCTAATGAATACACAGTGTGCCAATCATCAATATCTGGTTCATTTGGTTTAGCATGCTCTAAAGCAATATCCATAATATGTTTGATATTAGAAAGCATTTCTTCTTTATTCATTTCATTCTCACCTCAATTTCAAACTTACTGTTTTCGATCGTTACAGGAATAGTTGCCATCTCCGTGCCTTTCTTAGGAATAAGTTCTAGCATGCTCTCAATGACTGCTTTGCCAATTACGAGCTGCGCTTCTAAAAGTTCAGTATGTGTATTTTTATATCTCATTTATTCTCCTAATAATTCTAGATTTTCATATTTGTTGCCAACGACTTCAAAACAATCCACGGCGAAATCGCTAATTAAAGCATCAAATGAGAATGTTTTTTCATCCTTATCAATCGTCCCAAAATTGCAGTGCTTATCATCATAAATAACCTCTTCTACATAGCTTTCAAAACAACATTCATACCTAACAACGTCACCATCATAAATCTCTCTGCCATTCTTGTCTCTAAGTCCTGTGTACTGCATGAGGATAAAATCGCTTGCTGGCACTTCATCAAAAGCAATTTCATCATAACTTAGCAATAAGGTATCATTTTTGAAAGGATAGACATCATAATACATCACTTTGCCTTCTTCCGTCCAAGCTCTAAATTTTGGTCTCATTCTTCAATCTCCTTGTATGTTTTCTCAAAAATATCTCTTGCACATACATAGCATTCACCAGTTGAATTTTTAATGAGATAATCAAAATCCTTAAATACCATATAACCTTCAAGAGTTTCAATCTTATGGAAAAGTCCTATTGAACCAAACTTAATTTCTTGGTTGTTAGCAAATTCTATAATATCAACATAATTATATGGTGTTACTTGAATCGCTTCGACAGGTGTTGTTTTGATGTACTTTTTAATCATTCATCTACCTCAGTTTCATTTAGTTCAGCTAGTTTGTCCCACCTACCGCCAGCAAGATGACTAACTTCTTTAATTTCGCTAATTTGCTTTGGTTTTTCTTTATACTCCCACCATTCGTTACCGTCGTATTCGTGACGTTCAATCCACCAATTGTCGCCAACAACAACCAAATCCTCTGCTACTCTCGCAGCGCCAAAGCCTGAGTCGTAGTCAGATTTCTTTGCAACTTTTTCAAAATTTTCTTTTGTAATTCCAAAATTTGAGCCTTGAACATATTCGACGTCTTTAAATGTTTTTCCGTGAGCCACTAACATTCTCATTGTTTCTTCCCATAAATTAGTCATTTTCCACCTCTTTCGCAAATTGCCACGCCCACTCAAAATCTTTCTTGATTTCGGATTCTGTCAGTTTGCACTTTCCAAAAGTTTTCCATTCTTCGCTAAAGAATACGTCAAAAAAGAGTTTGCCATCACAGTCCTTACAAAGTACCAAATGTGTTCCTCCGTTTGGATTTGGTAATTCTACTGTATACAGCTTTTCTTTCTCAACCTCATAGCCAAATTGATGCATATTTACAAGTACTTGAATAGGATTGGTATCATTGCAATCAAACCAATGTTTTATTTTACCGCTCAAATCACAATTATAAAAATTTACACAAAGTTCATACACTCCATATTCAAAGTCATCTTTAATTGACTCATAAAAGTCCGCCACATATTGCGGTACTACAGGTTTTTCTGGCTCATTAAGAAAGCAAGAATTAAATAATGCGTCGTTTTTCGCTGAGTTAAATCCCTCATTAAACGCTTCTTTAAAAGTAAGAGCTGAAAAATGTTTTGGCGGTTCCATATTTCGTATTGTTTTTTGAAATTCTTGTTTATTCATCTTCCACCTCTGTAACTTCATATTCATCTAAATTGTTAAAGCCATATTCCGCTAGTTCATCTCTAGTAAAGATCGTCTTCACTGGGCCATTTCCCTGGAAAATACCAAGAGAGAATCCGTTCGACTTAAGTGCCACTTTGTACTCCGCGACTTTATAACCATACAACCTCATCTTAACAAGCGTTTCGATTGGTTTATTTTCAGTGGACTTAAACCACCAGCACAATTTATTGCTTAATTGGCTTTCGTCTTCATAAAATTGCGCACAAAACTCATACACCCCATCTTCAAGATCATCTTTGATAGACTCGTAGAAGTCTGCTACGTATCTTGGCACTACAGGTTTTTCTGGCTCCAGCGGCTTTGGTTCTGGTGGTCTCACCGGCTCGTCAAGCTGTTCAATTATAAGCTCAACATAGCATTTGCCATCATCAAAACCATCTTGAAAAGCCTCCCATTCTTCCGGTTGATATTCATGTAGGCATTGTTCATCTGGTTTAAGTGCTTTTATTTTTTCAAGTAATTCTTGTTTATTCATATGTCACCTCACAAGCTAATGAATTAGCTTTCTTCAAGTAATATTGATTCAATAGTCTCTTCGTCTTTGGATCTGAAATTTTCCCTTCACTATTTATTGTTTCGTCTTCTGGCCACATCTGAATAAGACCAGAGTTAATCTTGTCGTAGAGCGTGCTCCAGCTTATATGAAAGTACTCTCGAGCTTGCTGTTTTGTGCCGTGAAACTTCTCTCCTGTCTCGATATTCGTGAATGTACGAAGACCTTTAACACCGATTAAAGTTTTTGTGACACGCCCTTTATTCGCTCTGCAAAGTAAAGCAGTTTTGGTTAGGCCCCACGCATCACAACAATCGCCAATCGAACCTTCGAAAATTTCGCCAGTTTTATTATCTTCGAATCTATAAACGTTGCGCTTCCTTTGTGCTTTCTTTTGCCACTTAAGATTTTCAACACAATTGTTCTCTGGATTTCCATCAACATATATTAGTTTCTCATTGGCTTGAGGCGCTTCTAAAAATGCATCTGCCACAAGCTTTTTAACTAAAAAGTTCTTTCGTTTTCCGTCTCGAAAAAGTGTAACTTGTTTAGTGCTTCTTATGTTCTTTATACTAATCACCTTGCTTTTTCGGTGCTGCCCGCGAGCGTCTAAACGTTCAACACTTCGTACACGTCCCTCGCTTGAAACTTCATAAAAGCCCTCATAATTTTTGATTGCTTTCCATATCTCATTATTCATTTATGCATCAGCTCCTTCATTCTGCAAATTACCACATCATCTGGTAATGCTGCCAGGTTTAATAGTCTATTAGCCTCGTTTGGCGTCACATGCAACATATCAGCAATTGTGATATAACTCTTGAGATGTTGCTTGTGCGTCCATTCTTTAAATTCCATTAATACATCAAGCGGACATTCTGCGTGCCGTTCATTCCAAACAACACAGCATTGCGGTGCTCGCTTGCTTGCCATTTTAATCATCCTCATATTCTTCAATTTCCTCAATTCCAATCTCAATTCGTGGATTTGGACTGTACAGTTTTCTAGCTCTCAAATCACACACAATATTGTCATCTGACCAAACAATTTCAGATTTTGAAATACTGTCAAACAATGATTTAACTAGATTATCCACGTCGGCCTTTTTAACGTGCCACAGACGCTCTGAAATGTATTTTGAATATAATTGCTTAGCTTTATCTTTCGCACGCTCTGATGGCTTCTTAGAGACGTTCTTTGGCGCTCTCATGTAAAACGTTACTTTCACACAGATAGCGCCATCAAAATAGCGACCGTCATAATTTTCTTTGATGTAATCTGTAACCTGCTTTCGCCACCTCATCATTTTAGGGTCTTCATACACCGCAGCATGTCGTCCTCTGACTGTGGCTCGTGGCCTTGATTGTGGCTTTGGTTCAAACGGTATCAAAAACATCTATCTTCCTACTTTCTTAATTCCCAAGCAATTTTAGAAACTTCTTGACGTTCTTTCGTGTACCAATCGAAATAAAACTCATGCTTTTTACTGTTGTATGTCACTTCTACATAATCAGGAAGTTTTGCGTTTGGATTGCTCATCGGATAAGCTTTCTTACTGTCAAAGCTAAACAACCCTTTCATATTGCTAAGCGTGTAATTAAACCAAACCATATAAACTTCATACGATTTAATTTCAAGGTGCTCTGAGATTGTATGTTTAGCGTATCCCTCAAAATCTTCTTGCGTCAGTTTGATAAGTTCTTCTTTCATTTTTAAACTCCTAAAAAACAAAAGCAGGCACATTTAAAATGTGAGTGAGTAAGGCTTGTGCCCGCTGAAATTCTTTACATGTCGTCCTGTTAACCGACACATACTTTCTAGCTCGCTTTTTACGTGGTTCGCGACACGTTGTTTTTTTAATAAATTTCAACTCGTTTTGTGAGCTTCTTCTCTCTGCAATAGTCACAACGTCCGCAAGGCTTTGCTTGTGCTCTGCCATGCTTAACATCATCTAAATGTTTGATAATCTTAGCTAGTCCGTTCAATTCGTCTTGAATAGCATCAATGTTTTGAATGCGAATGGCCCGGGTATCGCTCGGACTTTCTTTGGTTACTGCGTAAATGATTGGTTCGAACGGTTTGTTGTATTTCGCTTCAAGCATTGTCTTATACACCGCCATTTGCAAAATATAGCCATACGCTTCAAACCAGCGAACTTTGTAATTATTGCCGCTTTCATCTTTAACCCAAACCTCGTCATCAATTGGACCTTTTGTGGTTTTAATATCAACAAAGTAGCCGTGTTCAATATTTAAGCAGTCAATCTTGCCTTTAAATTCAACACCTGAAATTTCACCCGTTACAGCAGCTTCTTTTTCACCTTGATAAAGCGCCGTGAAATTCTTATCTGTTGCAAGTGCGTTAATCATGCTCTCTGCTGTTTCGAATGGTGCATATAAGCTGCCGTTCTTTTTAAAGATTGATTTTTTGTTCTGTTCAACAAACGCCTCATGCGCTTCTTTACTTTCAAATGCGCTGTGAACGTAATTGCCTACTAGTAGAGCTGTCTTATCTCGATTATCTTTCCAGTCGTCATTAAGCTCTGCTAGTGCTCTAGCTTCGCATTCCTTAAATCGTTTAACTTGTGAGACAGACCAATAAGCTTTTGCTGAGTCAAGACTGTAATAATCTTTGCCAAGTAAATCTTTAGTCATTTGTTAAATCTCCGAGCTGGTCGAATAATGCCGTTTGTTCTTCTTGAATTTCGCCAGTTTCTGGGTTAGCAATCGGCAATTCTTCTTGTGGCGCTTCACCAATCAAATCTGACAAGCTTTCTTCTTGTGGTGTTACGTCAATTGGTGCTGCTTTCTCATCTTCGTTTTCATTATCAGCTACAATAGCTTTCTGCATGTCAACTGATTTTGGCCCGTACGTTCCAATAATACTTTTTAGCAATGTCTTCTTAGCCATTGCATCAAAATCAGTCTTCCACGGCCCGTTATTAAAACTTTTTGAGAATCGTTTAGCGTGATTGTAAACTTCCTCTCTTGTCCAGTATGCAATTTTTCGGAAACCGTTGAGCAATTCAAAACATGCAAAGTAGCCTACGACTTCATCTTGTGGTTGACTAAAATCAAGCTCCAGCGTCTCAAATAACGGATCATACGATTTGAATTGAGCTTTGTAAACAACACCTGCGTTGATGCTCTTATATTGTCCGCTTCGTTGAGCCAACTCGATTAATCCTTTATAACCTAGTTGAAACTGTGCTTGCCCTTTAAAAGGAACGATGTATGCACTTCCCAGACTCGGTTCGATTGGTAAATTCAAAGTCGCTGCTTTCATCGCTGCATTTAAAATTGAGTTGTTATCTGCCTTACTTAACAATTTGTTGTTATTTACGACAGATAGCAGACTCGTGATAAACTGGTCACTTTTACCACTCACTACCTCGCTAAATTTATTTTTTACTGCTGGTCTGTTAAAAAAGTCTTTGTGTGACATTTGCAATTGATTTGCCATTATTTTCTTTTTCCTTTCGTTTTCTTAAGATTCCATATTTCACGCTTCAATCGTTTGTTTTCTTGCTGCAAGCTCACAATCTTGTCTTGATATTGATTGATAATCTCACCGTACTCAGTAGCAAGATTGAGATAGTCGCTTGTCCTGTCGTAATATGACTGCTCAAAATCTTCATTCAAAGTTATCATGCTGACCTCAATCTAAAATGTGCTGTTTAACATCTACTCGATAATCGAGCGGAAAGTTAAAGATAATCGCTAAACGCTTGTCTGTTAAATCTTGAATTTCTTCGATAAGGTCTTCATCTGACCAATTTCTATATTTTTTGTAAATTTTGGCTAGTGTTGCCGTTTCATCAACCGCTAAATTGTCGATTGCTTGCAGCAATGCTTCTCTTAATTCGTCATAGTAGCCGACAAGTTCATTGTCCAATCTAATCTCAATCATGCTCGCACCTTTAATTTCTTCAAACAGCTTTCAAATTCATTCGGCGCGTCCTCGTATGCTTCAATTTTGACTTCTTTCTCTTCAATCTCTGCATAGCAGCGATGCACTTCTTCTTCGAGAAAACTAATTCTATTCAATAAACTCTGTACGTCCATATTTCCCTCTCTAATAAACTATTTGCTTAAGTTGATACATTTTACTGTCTCTAGCTAACTTCGCTATTAGAGCTTCTGTATCAAGCTTTAAAAGCATGCCTCTAATTTCTTTTGAGTAGTTGTAATAATTTTGTTCAAATTGTTGAATAAGTAGCTCGTTCATACTTCCCACTCCTTCCAGTATTCGGTGAGGTTGACAGATGTAATGGCTGTCACTGTTTTTTGCGAAGTTAAAATCTGCTCTTTGTATGGCATTAGACCTGCGTTGCGCTCCATGTCATTCTTTGGCAAGTAATAGCCACCTCGCCTCATTTTACGGCTTGCAATGATTGGTTGTTTAAATTCGCATCTCAAGCGCTCCACTGTGTCTTTAACGCTGCGCTCACTAATGTCAAATTCAGCTTTCAGCAATTTCAGCGGTACTGGTCGCTCAAAACTGCCGTGATTTTTGATGTAATTCAAGATGTTGATTTCCAATTCATTCATCGTTTGCTTTCAGCTCCTTCCGAAAATTTAAAAATACGGTCTTTGTCTCCTCGCATGCCTTTTGTTAAGCGGTCAACGAAGGCGTTGTCATAGATTTTTAAAAGCTCCGCTCGTGAGAAATTCGTGTTAATTACTGTTTTAGTCCGACTGTCTAAAACATTGAACAGGAAGCGATATGTCCATTCATTGACTGGTTTGATGTAATTGCCCGTACACGTTTCTTTTCCTAAATCATCTAAAATAAGATAATCACAGCTTGTTAACAGTTTTGTAGCAAATTCTTCTGTAAATCGTCCGCCACCATTAAAACTAGCTTGGACGCGTTGGATAAGCCTTGCGACTGGCATAAAGATAACGCTTTTTGGTTCGTTGTAAATTTTAAATGTGTCATTTAGCTGTTTAGCAATCGCTATTGACAGATGACTCTTTCCAACGCCTGGACGACCTTGTAGAAAAGTATTGCCTTCGCCACCTTGACCGTAATATCGTACTGCTCTTTGAGCGAATGCATGCGCTTTTTGGTCTTCAAAGTTATGCTCTTCAAAATTTTTCATTGTAGCATTTTTTAAGTCGTCTGGAATGATGCTCATGGACTCAAACATATTCCATGTTTTTGCCAGCATTCCGTTAACTGTCTGCTGTTCAGCGCTAGACTGTTTCAATCGTTCTAGTTCGTCTTTTTGACATTCTAAACAAAAGGCTGTGCTTGTGTATTCTCCTTGCTGTTTCATGCGTCTGTAATACGGTTTGTTATGAATCGTGCAGACGTCGCCGGTATCTACTAAGATGCCGTTGTTAATCATATATTCATAAGACATTAATTCCATATATTACCTCTAAAATCCAAAGGCTGGATCAACGATGCTGTGTAGATCTTCGTCTCCTTGAGGAAGATGTTTTGATTCTTGGAATTTCTTATCTTCTTCATCAGCTTGTGCCAGTGTTATAATGCCGTTTTGTTTCCAATTCCTTAGAATAGAATTTACATAGCCAAAAGAGCGCTTAGCATTGTTAGAAGCCTTATCAATGGCACGCTTTAATAACTCTGGTTCAAAGTTATCTAGTTTGAGATAGTCGGCTAGTTGTTCCGCTTGATTAGGTGATAGAATGCCAATTTCTTGTTGGTAGTAAGAATAAATTTCAGAAAAATCAGCAGCATTCTTATTCTTATTCTTACTATTACTATTCTTTATATCTATCTCTATATCTATATCTGTTGGAAGGTGGTTGGAAAGTGGTTGGAATTTTTCCAACTTTTTGTTTTGCTGACGTTTATATCTGTTCCAATTCGTTTCTTGATCCAGCAGCATCGGAACTTGTTCAAGGAAGATTTCGTTTTCTTCTCCGATTTGCAACAATCCTTTACTTTGAAAATATGCGATTGTTACTTGAACATCTTCGACATTTTCGTCCAAAGCCATAGCTATTTCTTCCGCCAAACTATCGAGTACACCTTCAAAATAGATGAAACCTTGATTTTCCAGCGATTGTAACATCATTTTTTGGTAAATAAGCACATAAGTATCACCACCGCTCATGCGTCTAAGTTGCTTAATCGCTAGATTTTTAAAAAAATTATTATCAAGACGCAGCCAGAAATAAATTTTTGTTTTACTTTTTGCCATTTAATCACCCTCTTCTTCTTTTTCGCCCCAGCACCCGTGCCAGTCGTCTGTGTCAAAGCCGATTAGCATGATTTCGTCTATGTCAAAGTATTCATTTTCCATTTGCGGACTCCTCAGTTTCTAATATCATTTTCTGCGTTTGCACTATCAGCTCTGCTGTTTCAAATCCTGCCCAGAAAGCTTCTTTGTCCGTTTTTTCAAGCAACGAAACACATGCTGTGTGCATTTTATAAAGAAGATTAGTTAAAGTGTCACTTCTGATTTGTTTTTCAAAATTATTGTCATCATAACCTAGTAAATATCCAACGCTAACTCCGAAGAAGTCCGCCAGTTTTTCAGCTTTTTCAGGTTTTATTTGGCTTTCTCCGTTTTCCCAACGTTGTAAAGTTCGATATGGAATATCTGTTTCTTCAGCTAATTCTTTTTGAGTTAGCTTTTTTTCTTTTCTTAATTCTTTCAATCTAGTCATTGTCGTTCTCCTTAAATCGCGTCATCTGGTAAACCATGCATGCGATTGTATGAGATTTGGCTCTCTTCGTGCGGAAAATGTTCCGAATATACACGCTTTGGTTCTTCTTTCTTATGCGCTCTCTTGCCGATAAATGGCAACGTTAGCACGTATAGCACTGCTGCTAAACTAAAGCAGATAATAAATAAGTCCATGTTAAATCTCCTTTATTTCAAAATCTTTGGCATGCTTGTGATAATTGTCTTTTTTTAAAAACTCGATAAACAATTCCGCTTGAGGTCTGCATCTAAACGCTCCTAAAAGCATCGGAAGTTGCCCTTCACCAAAATTTACCCAAACCTCACAATCAAATGTGTTGGTAACAAGGTCATCAGGTGTTGTTCCCATATAATCAGCAATCTTTTTTAAATTAGTTTTATTTGGGTAGTTTCTCATATGTTCCCAATTGTTCACTACAGCTTTTGACACTCCAAACAGTTCGCCGAACTGCTCTTGTGTCATGCCTTGATTTAAACGAAATTGTTTAATTCTTTGTCCGATGTTCATGTTTCTCTTCTTTCTAATCCTTGTCCAGAAGCTTTTAAATTTGATTTTCAAGCCATTTTTTAATAGCCCGTTTCGACCAGCGCTTTGCTGGTAATTCTTTTGGAAAATCGTCTGAATAACGGTAAAGTTGAAACGTGTCGTATTTAATTCCCAAAAAGTCACACGTCGTTGTTACGTCCATCAATTCTGGAAAACCGTCATCCTGTTCGATTTCCAAAAGTTTGTTTAACGTTTCCTTGATTGTGCTTTTCAGCCAATCAGAAAATTGTTGCATTACACTATCCATAAGTACTCCTTTTTTTGGTATAATGTAAGTATGTTTCTGTGTAAGTCGCTGATTATTCAGCGGCTTTTTTGGTATAATCATCTCGAAAGGAGGTGATTATATGAATGAGTTAACTAATGATGCAAAATATCTTTTGAGTTCAATGTATGCACAGTATCTTGACAGAAGAAAAGATAAAGTTTCTAAAGAACAAGCAAGGAACTTCCAAGATATTGATTTCATCAAAGAAAATATCATGCCTGAATGGTCTAAAGAAGATGTTCTTGATACGTGTTTTGAGTTGCAAAGACATAAGTATATATCAGCAGTAGCAGGCAATGACACTCTTTTCTTTATTTGTCTAACGACAGAAGCTGTTGCCGCACTTGAACTCAAATTCAAAGAACCTACTCTCAAAGAGAGAATTGAAAATGTTCTTGATTTCGCAGCTAAAATCAAAGCAGCTATTCCTTTTTCTTAGCTTTATCAGCTAATGCTGTAGCTTTTAAATTCTCAAGACCAAAAGGGTCTGCTTGAATTTCTATAACCTTTTTTTCGATTCGCTCAGCTTCTTCAAGTAGTTTCTTTCGGTCTGTATTTCTTGCCTTGAGTTCTGTATCAATAGACTCAAGGCTTTTTGCTATGCGTTCTAAAATTTCTTCCATGCTATATCCTTTCTATGTTTTTTTATTTCCCAGCTAGGCTGGTATAGCCCTAGCAGACAATCTAATGGAGTTCGTTTCATCATGTCAATTATCTATAATTCGGAGGCGTCTGCTAGAACCGTAGCAACCTAGCTGAGAAGTTACGAATTTTCGTATATTACCCTACAGATAATTCTTTATGTTCTTGAAAAAGATAGACAATATCAAATTCTGGAAAGAAAGTCTGTTGAACTTTTAATGCTTCTCCGAATTTGAAATCAGAATCTCCATTGATTTTTTCGCGAACTGTTTGAGACTTTAAATGCAAACAATCTGCAATATCAACCAACGAAATACCTCTCTCTTTTCGAATGTATTCAATGTTTTTCATTACGTTTCCTTTCTAATACGAATTTTCGTATGTTGTTTTGTTTTAAAAAGCTGTCGTTTCCTTAAGCTTGATTTTATCATATATGAATTTTCGTA